CCTACGATGAAGCAAGCCGTATCGCACGTATAGTTAATGATGAAAAATTAATTGGTGAATTATATCGTTTACGTGATTCTGTTAGCTGTTATGCGAATGATGCAACCAACCCTTCATATAACATCTATAAAGTCACAAATGATTTAATAGGGGCGTTGACTGGACATAACTTACTTTGTGCCTAATACACGATTATCAAAAGGCAGCCTTCGCATGACTTTAGGGGCTGCCTTTTATTCAGAACATTATTAACTAATAAATGATAGATTATGAACCAATTAACAAAATCAAGTTCAAGCGTTGAAATAAAGATGTATTTCAACGCTATTTTAAAGTTAGCGAAAGCGAGTGAGAAATATCCAGTTAATCTGGATGAAGTTTGGATGTTGGTGTATGGTAGAAAATCGGATGCTACCGATGCGCTACAACGTGATTTCGTTGAAAATGACGATTATCAGGTTTTGCGGCAAAATCCGCAAAACCCTCAGGGTGGCAGACCGACAAATGAATATCGCCTGACAGTATCATGTCTTGAGTACTTTATCGTGAAAAAGGTACGTTCTGTTTTTGAGGTGTATCGTAAAGTATTTCATAAAGCACCTGAAATAATGAAGCAAATCAAACAGGCTACTGTAAAAGATAAAATAGTCGTAGCTGATTGGCTCACAGGTTTTCTTAATCTCAATGAAAGCAGCAAACTTGCTTTAGCAAAGACTATCGCCGAACCTCTAGGATTACCAACGCCCGACTATACCCCATCTAAAGGTGTATTAAAGTCTGCTGGTGAACTTTTGAAAGAGAACGGAGTTTCTGTTAGTGCACAGACCTTCAATCAGAAGATGATAGAGAAGGGTTTCATGGTTGAGTGTAGTCGCCCATCAAGTAACGGTGGCACTAAGAAATTTAAATCAATAACAGGTGAAGGGTTGAGTTTTGGTGAGAATCAGGTTAATCCGAATAATCCTAAAAGTACTCAGCCGCTTTATTACGAAGAAAAGTTCATTGAGTTACTGACTTTGTTAGAATTGAAACAAGTAGCTTAAATAACCACACATACCCGTATATTTCTATTCGGGTGTGCATAAACTGATTGCTTATGAACTCAATAAACAAAAATGGTTGTAGCGTATGCCAACCCGGTAAAGAGAATTATTGTACCTACAACACCAGGTTGAAAGGTAAGAGAGTAAAAATGTACCAGTACGACTATCGTGCTGAAAGTGGTGAACTCTTTGCATGTTGTACACCATCTCTTGAAAAGTGTAGAGAAAAGCGAGATCAATGGTTGGAAAGACAGAAATAACCAACATTTCATGTATTGTTGGTTTAAACAGTTGAAGATATTTCGTTATCTTTGGTTGTGGTAGTACCTTTGGGGTATTATCGCGGGTTAGAGAAAAAGACATCTCGCTACTTTGACTTGGTAGAGAAAGATGGAGCGTTACCATCACCCGCAACTATTAAAATATTTACTATGTATCAGTATAAGGCATTAAAAATAGATGGTAAACGAATAGATGAGCATAGATATCTTGTAGAAAAGGTTATCGGCCGAAAGCTTAAGAGAAATGAGGTCGTTCATCACAAAGATGGAAATAAACGCAATAATGATTTATTGAATCTGGAAATATTATCTCTATCTGAACATTCGAGTATGCACGTCAAAGAACAGATGAAAAATCCAGATTACATAAATGAATTGCGTAAGAAAGTTAAAAAACGGGTTGTTACAGTTTATAAAAAGAATGTTTTAAATAGAGATCAAGTTGGAGAGATTAAGTCTTTAAAAGGCCTAATGAAACAAGTAGATATAGCAAAAAGATTTAATGTTAGTAAAACTACAATAAGCCGTATTTTTAGTGGCGAGATGTGGGGAGTGTAAATGAACGATGATTATTAATTTAAAATACACACGATTATGAAAGAACTTAAATTAGAGATAAAGCAAAAACCTTTTGATGATATTCTTTCCGGGAAGAAGGATTTTGAAAGACGTGAAATAACTCCAAAAAACGTAGTAGACTACGTTTCATTTGTTGTTGATGGGAAAGAATATGAGAAAGAAGAAGATATTCCGGAGGGTGATTCAGAAGTAATGGTTAAAGCTAAATCTTATGATAGATTGAAACTTGTTACCGGTGAATACAAAGGTAAACGCCCGTATCTTATAATCGAAGTAAAAGATGCTCGTGTTGAGTTCTTGTATGATGAAAATGGAGATTTTATCATAAGCAAGAAAGGCGGAAAAGAATATGCGTTAGCTTATATAATATTTGAGTTAGGTAATATAGTAGAAACTTTTAAAGGGGAGAAATAAGCTGAGTCGGAAGTATTAGAAGAAGAATTAATCGCGCCACTGGATTAAGTAACCGTGGACGTAGAGTAAATGCCGGTAAAGCGGCAGTAGGTCATCAATCAGGGTTTGGAACAAGAGCACAAAAGCGCTCAGACCTTACGGCTGCGTTTGGAGGTGATTAATGAATGCCTCTGTAATGCAAAAAACGAGAGAAACAATATTGCACGCATCACATAAAAGTGATACGGCAATATTGTTTTTTTCTGCAACTGGCAAAGATAGCATTGTCTTGTTACATTTGCTACAAGGTCAGTTCAAGAAAGTAGTATGTTGTTTTTTGTATCATGTAAAAGGTTTGAATATAGTAGAACCGTTCTTTAATTGGGCGTTGTCTTATGGTAATATAGAAATAGTCCAACTTCCGCATACTGATTTATATAACTTCAAGACACAAGGTCTGTTGAGCGTCAAGCATATTGATGGATTGAAAAGATTGAAGTTGCGTGATATCGAAGACTATCTCAAAATTAAGTATCAATCAGATGTAGTTGTCTATGGAATGAAGATATCTGATTCTTTTGTTCGTAGAGGTATGTTCAATAAAGCCGCAAAGTCTGAGATTCACTTTGATTATGATAAGTATTACCCCATCGTAAACTGGACAAATAGGGATTGTCTTTCATATATTAAATTACATAAATTGCCGGAGCCGTTGAAACTTGGAAGTAAAAGAGGAAGTTCGGGTATCAATTTTCGTCCAGAAACCATACTGTACATAAAAGAACATTATCCGGCAGACTATAAGAAAATCATCAAAGAATTTAATCTAATAGAAGCTAAATATGGAAGAGGTTAGTAAGTACCAAAAGTTTGAAACTGCTACCATCAATCGTGAGCAGATTAAAAATGCAAAATATAATCCTCGCAGAATATCAGATTCGGCTAAAAAGAAGCTGAAGGATAATATAAAACGGGTTGGACTCCTTGATACCATTGTGGTGAATAAAAACACTATGAACATAGTATCAGGCCATCAACGCATATCTATTCTTGATTCACTTGAAAGGAAGAAAAACTACAATCTAACAGTTGCTATGGTTGATTTGTCAGAGAAAGAAGAGAAGGAGCAGAACATCTTTTTCAATAATACAAAAGTTCAAGGTGAATTTGATACTGATATTCTTGCTGAAATGTTGAGTGATATAGATTTTGAGTGTGCAGGTCTTGACATTAATGATGTTGGTGTTTTGGGCGTTGAAGTAGATTTACTTTCGATAGAAGAACCGAGTGAAGCTGATAAAGAAGTCATGAAACTGAATAAAGAGATTTATGACAGCAAAAGAGAAATGAGAAAAGCCGTAATGAATCATTCTCAGACAAAGAATGAGGAATCGGTAGATACATTCGTAGTTCTAACATTCAGCAACCAAAGTAATAAAGAAGTATTTCTTCAACGTTTTGGTTTTAGGCCTCAAGAAAAATATATCAAAGGTGAAGTATTGTCTGATATGGTAGAAAGAGTAGATTGATATGGCAAAACCGAAGTTTGATTTTAATGACCCTCACAATCTCATTCGGATAGAAGGGTGGGCGAGAGATGGATTAGACGATAAGCAAATTGCTGCAAACATCGGCTATAATGAAACATATTTCTCTGAATTGAAGGGAAAGTTGCCCGAATTATCCAAAGCATTAAAAAGCGGGCGTGCACCTCTTGAACTGAAAGTCGAGAATACTATGTACAAGAAAGCAACTGGTATGACTATTAAAGTTCAACAGGCTATCAAAGTGAAAGATGTTTATTACGATGAAGAAGGTCGTAGATGCGAAAAAGAGAGGGTAGAGATTGTTGAACTTGAACAAGAAGTTCCTCCTGACACCACTGCTGGTATTTTTTGGCTTAAAAACCGTAAACCCGAACAATGGAATAAGTCATCTCCTAAAACTGATGGGGATATACCTTCTACTGAGGTACCGAGAACATTAACAAAAGAAGAAGCAAAGGAACTTTGGAATAAAATGGATCATGAATATTAAAGATATTGATATAGAAAGAACGTTCTGCTTATCAAGTACATTAAACTTTACCCGGTATATTTTCAAGAAGAAGACGGGTAATAGATTTATAGTGGGGGAACATCACCGTATTATCTGTGAGGCTCTCGACAAGGTGATTAACGGGGAAATCAAACGTCTTATCATTAATATCGCTCCTAGATACGGAAAAACCGAACTGGCAGTAAAGAACTTTATCTCCTATGGCATGGCCTTGAATCCTAAATCGAAGTTTATCCATCTTTCATACTCCGATGACCTGGTTTTGGATAGCTCCAAAGAGATTAACAGCATTATCCGCTCTGATTATTATCAAAGATTGTTCCCTGAATCCATAACAGACAGTACCAACTCAAAGAAGTGGTACACCAACGCTGGTGGAGGACTTTACGCAGTCAGTTCAGCCGGGCAGGTAACAGGGTTCGGTGCCGGGCAAGTGGATAATCCCGATGAGAAGGAAGAGAAGGATATTGATGATTTCATGCCTGCATGGGATACTGACTTTGCAGGAGCGATAATAATAGATGACCCTATAAAACCGGAAGACGCACTTTCCGAGACAGTAAGAGAACGGGTGAACAACCGTTTTGAAACGACCATTAGGAACCGCGTAAACTCACGTAATACTCCCATTATTATAATCATGCAAAGACTGCATGAACATGATCTTTGTGGTTACCTCCAAGAGTTAGAGCCGGAGGATTGGACGGTTGTATCTTTGCCTTGCATCCAGCATGACGAGGATGGTAAAGAAAAGGCTCTTTGGGAGTTCAAGCATACGGTTGAAGAACTGCATAAAATAGAATCAGCTAATTCTTTTGTGTTCGATACCCAGTATATGCAGAATCCTACTCCTATAGAAGGACTAATGTATCGTGAGTTCCAAACTTATGAGATAATTCCACATTACAAGGATTCAGAAAACAAGAACTATACCGATACGGCGGATACAGGAAGTGATTACTTGTGCTCCATCTGTTTTGTTGATACTCCAGTCGGTAATTATGTGACTGATGTTTTTTATACTAAGAAGCCGATGGAATACACAGAACCCAAGACTGCTGAGATGCTAACAAAAAATAATACGGATTGGGCGGACGTGGAAAGCAATAACGGTGGCCGTGGATTTGCCAGAAATGTATCGAGGGAGTGTCGGGAGGTTAATAATACAAGGACATTTGTTAACTGGTTCTGCCAAACTGAAAACAAGCAGGTACGCATATTTACAAAATCATCTGATGTGAATAATATGACGTTCTTTCCTGTTGGATGGGAAAAGAAATGGCCTGAGTTTTATAATGCGATTACGAAATATAGGAAAGAAGGTGGCAATACTAATGATGATGCACCTGATGCTCTTACTGGATGTTATGAGAAAAGGAAAGTCCGTCTTGCCAAGAAATACACTAAGGAAGAACTAGGAATTTGGTAAACTTATAGATCATGAATTATATACAGGAGTTATTTACGTTATTTAGAAACAAAGCTCTTAACTCGATGGGCGTTGAGAGAGATATCTATCAACTTATAAAAGATGGGGATATAGGTACAGCTGTTGCTCTGATGCAGAATCGTGAGGATGAAGTAGATATCGCTTTGAGTGAGTACAAGCCGGAACTTCATAAAGTAATGAAGCGTCCTAACAAGTTCAGAAAGAATAAAGAACCATATATCAGTGAGAAACTTCCGAGAAACAGGCAACAGTTCATTAATGAGATAGAATTGTTTTTCCTTCTTGGTAAACCGATCAAATGGGAAAAGAAGGCCGGTGATGATGATGTCTATCAATTATTTCTTGACTTCATCAATGAAACTAGGTTCAATGTTACCATGCGTAAGGTTAAAAGGCTTGCTGGAGCAGAGACAGAGAGTGCAAAACTATATCATCTTTACAGGAATGAGAATGATAAAGCAGGAGTGAAGGTAGTTGTATTGGCCCAGTCTACCGGCTACAAGCTTAGGCCATTGTTTGACCAGTATGGCACATTGGTTGCTTTTGCTTTTGGGTACTTCGTTAAATCATCTGGAAGGTCTGTACAACATTGGGATATTCAAACCAAAGACTTTTATTTTAACTGTAAGAAAGGAGCGGTCGGGTGGGAGGTTGAGACTTACCAGAATCCTACAGGAAAGATAAACATTATATTCTATCAGCAAGAAAAGGCATGGATGGGTGTGCAGCATCGTGCAGAAAGAGAAGAAATGCTTGATTCCAAAACTGGTGATATCAATAACTATTTCTCTGATCCAATGGCGGCAGCTACAGCAGATGTAATTGAAGGTTTGAAAGACCCGGATGCAATAGGTACATTGATTCAGTATTATGGGAAAGATTCTAAGTTTGAGTACATAGACCCTCCACTATCTTCTGAAACACGTGAAGCCGAGAAGAAAGATTTGAAATCATCTATTCTCGAGGACTCACTAACTCCTGATCTTTCTTTTGAAGGAATGAAAGGTATTGGTACTCTTTCTGGGGAGGCGATCAAAAGAGCCCTGATTATAGGCTATATCAAGCGATTGAAGAATCTTGAGATATATGATATATTGGTTGATCGGGAAGTCAAGGTTATTATATCAGTATTGAAATTCCTTCATCCGGATAAAGCAAAACTTCTTGATGAACTGGTTGTTTCATTTGAGTTTCAAGAACCATTTGAAGAAGATAAGCAAACCAGGTGGGCATCTATTGGTTCTGCTTACTCGGATGGGATTATATCGCTTAATACTGCTGTTAGGCTTCTGGGTATTACTGATAAACCAGATGAAGAGGTAGAACAGATATTGAAGGAAGAAGTTAGAAAGTCTGAAACAAGAAAAATAGACCCTGATTTGGAGGAGAAATGAGAAATATTACTGGGTTTATAATTTTATCATATTAAAACAGAACATTTGTTATAGGAAAGATGAAAGGTTCAAAGAAAAAAAGGTAAAGGCTGTTAGTTTTCCTTTTGGATAGCGGTAATTTGATAAGGTTGCCGCTATTTTTTTTCTATAAATTTCTTTTTCATATTCT